CCGAAAGTTACCGTTGAATTTGATAAGCGTATCAGAGGCAGCGGAAAAGGTGTCAAATATATCAAAGAGGGGTATGACGGCAGCATTGAGCTGGGCGTTATGCCCCTCGATTTTTATAAGGATATATTCGACTGGGAAAGCGACGATGACGGCACATTTACCGAGATCTATATTTCCGCAAACGGCATGAATGATTTTTCGCTGATATATACCGCAAACGGTCAGAGGGAGATACTGTGGTCGTGTGAGGCAGGACAGCCGGAGATAAAGCGTAAAACAAACAGCAAGGGCATAGAGGTGCAGACCATATCTATCCCTATTTACGCCCGACGCAACAGCCAGCGGAAAATACGCAGCATAAACCAGAATGCGGACAGTACGGCGTACAAGACGTTTTTTGGCTTCAAGGAGGTTTAATATGGCTGTTGAAAAGACTATACGCTATAGCGGCGGACAGTTTAACATGAGGGCAAGCGCTGCCGTACTGATAGCATACAAAGAACAGTTCGGCACCGAATACACGGAAGATTTTACGGCAGCAGGCAAATCCCCGCTTACAGCCATAAATGTAGGATACCGCCTTATATGGGCTATGGCGAAATGTGCGGACAGGAACATTGCCGACCCTGATATCTTCCGAGAAGATCTCGGAGATGATTTTGATTTGCTTTCTGCCGTGGAAGCTGCTGCCGACTTGATGCAAAAAAGTCTTGGCATATACGGCACCGATGACGGCTGCAATGATAATAATGTTGACACAGAGGATACAGGGAACGATGAGCTGTCGGAAAGGCTGACAATATCAGCTCTCCGCTGCGGCTTCTCAGTTGCCGACCTGAACGATATATCGGTTGGATTTTTGCTGCGCTGCATAGAAAATACAGGCGGCGGAAAGAAGCATAAGGCAGAGAATGAAGTCCGTGAAGCGACTGCTGACGATGTGGCTTCGTTTGTAAAATTCCTTGGGGGATGATATAATGGCAAAGAAGAATATTGCAGGTATTACCGCAAAGCTGGGGCTTGACGTTTCGGGCGTGACCAGTGCGCTGAATGAAATTGAAAAGAAGTCCAAAAAGCTTGCTTCCGAAATGAAAGAGGTCGATAATTCGCTGAAGCTTGACCCGCAGTCTGTTGTACTGGCTGCTCAGAAGCAGGAGCTGCTGTCGGAAGCCATATCCAATACACAGAAGAAGCTCACCGAGCTGGAAAGCGTCCAGAAAAAGACAGATAATGCGTTTAAAAATCAGAGTAAATGGGAAGAGCAGTATGCTCCGCTGAAAGAAGCCATTGATGCCACCAAGGAAAAGCTGAAAGAGCTCCAGAGGCAAAATGAGACGATGAGATCTGACTTTGAAAGCGGCAAAATAAATTCGGAGCAGTACCAATCATATCAGAATGAGCTGGAAGCCACCAAAGCGAAAATGAAGGAGCTGCAAAACCAGGCAAAGGAACTGGAAGCCAGCTTTAAGGACGGTCATATCACTGCCGATGAATACCGTGCATATCAGCGTGAGGTGGAGAATACCAAGCGTGAACTGCAGAATTTACAGTCAGAGCAGAACGGCACCAAGAAAAGCACCGAAAACCTCGGAAAATCCGCTGAAAAAAGCGGCGATAATTTCAAGGGTGCAAAGAAAAACATAAAAAGCTATGAGGACGCTGTAAAGGACCTGAAATCTGCCATGGACGACGTTGCGGGCGACATCAAGAGCGTTGCTGCCGTTGCGGGCGGAGCTGTTGCCGCTGTAGGCACTGCTGCTGTGGGAGCTGTAGGGGCTGCTGCGGAAGTAGGTTCTGGATTTGAAAAATCCATGTCCCGTGTGGAGGCTATCTCAGGAGCAACAGGAAATGACCTTGAAAGGCTCAGGGCAGCTGCAGAGACTATGGGTGCCAACACCTCGAAAACTGCGTCAGAATCAGCCGATGCGCTCTCCTACATGGCGCTTGCGGGCTGGAAAACCGAGGAAATGCTGACGGGTCTTGAGCCTATACTGCGTGCCTCGGAGGCAGGCGAAATGGATCTTGCTACCTGCTCCGACCTGGTCACAGATTCCATGTCGGCTATGGGTGTATCAGTAAACGACCTGTCACATTATCTTGATGTTGTAGCGGCAGCTCAGAGCAACTCTAACACAAATATGCAGCAGCTGCTGGAAGCGTTTATCGAATGCGGCGGCTCAGCGCATAATTTCGGTCTGAACGTGGAAGATCTCTCCACTGTTCTGGGTGTTATGGCAAACAGAGGTATCAAGGGCACCGAAGCAGGAACGGCGCTCAATTCGATATTTGTAAATATGCTTGGCAGCACCAAAAAGACCGCCGAGGCTATGGACACGCTGGGGCTGTCACTGTATGACAACGAAGGCAATATGAAGGACGTCACCGAAGTCCTGAAGGAGATGGGCGACGCTCTGGCAAGTGCTACCGATGAGCAGCGCAACAACCTTGAAGCTATGCTCGGCGGCAAAACGCAGATAACTGCTTTACAGGCTATGGTAAACGGTCTTAACGGCGAGTATGACGACCTTTCGGAAACGCTTTACGACTGCGACGGCGCATTGCTCAAAACCGCCAAGACCATGCAGGACAACCTTACAGGCAACGTAACGGCAATGCAGTCAGCGCTTGAAGGCCTCGGCATAAAAGTGTATGATTACCTGGAAGAACCGCTGAAAAGCGCTGTGCAGTCGGCTACAAAGGAGATATCCGAGCTGAGCCGCTCCGTTACAGAGGGGCAGCTTTCGGAAGTAATTGAACGACTGGCAAATAAATTCGGAAAGCTAATAGAAAAAGCGGCGGCGTTTGCGGCTGATGAGGGCATTCCTGCGCTGATAAACGCTCTTGACTGGATATCCCGAAACGGCGATAATATCATTGCAACCGTTGAGGGAATGGGAGCCGCATGGGGAGCATGGAAAATAGGCACAATGGTAGCCCATGTAAACAGTCTTGTAAAAGCCATAAAGGACTATAAGACAGCTCAGGAAGCGGCTACAGCGGCGCAGATAGCTGCCAATGATGCGGCAAAGGCAAACATATATGTTGCTGTTGCTGCGGCTGCTATAGGGCTTGCAACAGCTCTGGGCAAGCTTGGTGCTTCTCAGCTTGATTCAATGGCAGAGACCCTGAGGGAAAGAGATGCACTCGACGAAGTGACCCAGGCTATGCTGGAACAGCAGGACGCTATAGAAAACAGGATAGGCGCATTCAAGGAAGAGAGCAGCGAGATAGACAGCAAGGCTGAAAAGGAACGTGCTCTCTGGAAAGAAATACAGACCCTTGTTGATGAAGAGGGCAATCAGATAGACCAGAGCGGTAGGCTTGGCGATGCTATCAACGAGCTGAATACTCTGGCCGGGACAAATATACAGCTTATCGGTGGTCAGATACAGGGATATCAGGGACTAAAAACGTCCATTGATGATGTCATTGCATCGCAGCAGAGACAGGCAAAGCTGTCCTTCCTGCAGGATGATTACGGTGAAGCCCTGGTGAACATTGATGAGGTTACGAGCAAATATGAACAGGCTCTGGCCGAAAAAAACAAGTGGTATGAGCAGATAAATTCCCTCAGCGGAATGATAGCCGAAATGGACCGCACAGGCATTGTGCCTGACAGTTGGGCAGGCTCGGCAGATGACCTGCGTGCGGCAATGGATAATGCTAACGAGGAATTTACCAAGGCAACAGTACAGGTAAACGCCCTGTACGAATCTATGACAGGATATCAGGGCATTATTGACACCTACAACACCATTTTGACGGAAGAGGCCGAAGCAACGAACAACGGCGGCAAGGAAGCAGGCGGCGCATTTGGCGAGGGCTTTGCTGACGGAGCTGAAAGCGGTACGGGAGAGGCAGAAAATGCCGCTTCCGATGTTGTGGGGGACGCAATATCCGCCGCAAAGGAAAAGGCTGAATCCGAAGGCAAATCTGTCGGAGAGATCGCTGCCGATGCGCTGACCGCTGCCATGGAAAGCGGCATGAAGGATTCCGACCTGAAAAAGCTTGTCAAGCAATATGTAGCCGATCTGAAATATGAGCAGGCTAAGCTCGGCGCTGATGACAGCTGGCTTTACGATGAAGAGGAGAAGATGATCTCTGTTCTCGGAGAAGGTTCCGAGCTGTATAAGGAATACATGACAACGATCCTCAACGGCAGAAAGAAAATCGCCGATTCTGCCGCCAAAAATTCCAAAAGCAACGAAAAGACGGAAGCCCAAAAGGAAGCTCAGGCTATCCTTGACACAATGGACAGCATGTATGCACAGGCAGTTTCGGAAGGCAAGGATATAGGCGAGGCTGCTTCTGAGGCTATTGCATACGGAGTGGAAAAAGGGCTTGATGACAGCAAGCTCAAAACTGCCGTTGATGGGTTTATCAAAAAAGCGGACATCGAAAAAGCCCTTAATCACAAGGACGATGACAACTGGTATTATGACCAGCTGGAAAAGATGGTCGATGCTCTCGATGAAGGCAGTGAGCTGTATGATAACTTTTATTTGAAGCTTGTCGAGGGTAGAAATAAGGTCGCTGATGCCGACGAAAAAGCCAACGACAAGGAAGCCAAAAGTGCAAAAAAGAAAACCGAGGAAATCGAAAAGCTGCAGGCAAAGTATCAGGCTGATTTCGGCTCTGTCTTCACGAAAAATGTATCAAACAGCAGATACGGAAGCAAGGGCTCAGAGCGTATTGACACGAGCAAAATGGAGAAGATCGTTGCGGCAAAAGAAAAGCTGTCAGGATATCTGACGCAGCTTGCCGCAAAGGGTATGCCGCAGAGCGTTATCGACGAGCTGCTGACCATGGACCCTATCGAGGCTGTGGAATATGCCCGCATATTGCTGAGATCTCCCACTAAGTTTGACAGCGTGAAAGACCTTGCAGAACGGGACAAGGCAGCATCAAAAAAGCTGGCAGCGGCTTCTCTCGGCTCTTCCGAGGATTTCTCAGAGGCTGGAAAAACCGCAGGCACAAATTTTGCCAACAATCTGCTCAGCGCTGTTGATAACATCATCGGGAACGCATTGCCGAACCTGACAGGAATAGCGTCTGCGCTCGGCAAGACACAGAACACTGCGCAGACACTGAATGATAAATCAGCAAGCAATAACGGCAGCACCGACAGCACCGTGACCGATACGTCAAAGACCAACGCCCTGCTTGAATCTATTGCGATACTGCTTAACAGCTCACTCGGCAATGGCATTTCCGTATCATTTAATCCCACGATCGAAACGTCTGTAACCATGGACGGAGAAACAGTGGCAAAGGGCATAAGTCAAAAGCAGTACGAACAAAAGGTCAGAACATCGACTTAACAGAAGGGAATGAGAATATGGATAAGGAAGAGAAGCTTGCAAAAATCAAGGCCTATGAAAACAAGCTGAAACGTCAGTGTGCCGACATGGACGCTAAACGCAAGGAGATCGCAAAGGGTCTCTGCAAGGTGGCTGCATTTGAGTACGTGCAGGCGCTTGAACTGATGGACGACATCATCGAAAACGGCTGGGTGGAAATGTTTACTCAGAGCGAAAAGTTAGAGCCGTATGAGCGCACCCGCCCTGTGGTTGATGTGATGATGAAGCTTTTTGAAAAATATACCAAAAGCATATCCCAGCTCAACAATATGCTGCCGCCATCATCGGCGTGCATAAAGAGCGATGACACGCTTTCGGCGTTTATTGCGTCAAGAAGAGACTAACTGCGAAATGCTCCTCCCCGTTTTATGTTATGATTAAATAAAACGGAGAGGAGCGATTTTTTTGGCACTGCTCAAAATTGGCACCCTTGACCTATCGGAATACTGCGAAAAAGGCGACCTAAGCATAAACCGTACAGCGGTATATTCCAGCGGATTTGAGGGGCTGAACGGACAAAAATCAAAGGCTCTGCTGGGATACAAATATCAGATATCTGCGGCATTTACTGTACCCGATGATGTCAAAAAGACTATCGAAAATGCCTGCAAGTCCGCTTCCGTAAACATCACATTCGGCGACACATCAGCGGATTTCAATGCGCCCGATTTTACGGCAAAGCTTGATTATGAGACATCATCAGGCGTGTGTATGTGGACTGTAAACATCAGCTCGGTGTGCGATCTCGCCCCGAGCAGTCTTTAGCATACCTTACGGACTGATAATAGGCGGGCGGACATTCGGCCCCGAAAAGATAAGCAATATCAGCATAAATAAAAGCCTTTCGGGGCTTGGCATAGGCAGCATAGTGACCCAGCAGCTCTCTGCCACTGTTTATGCGGATTTTCTGTTTAATGAGGGCGAAAGCGTAAAGGTTGTGGGATTTGACGGACTGCCGACATTTTTTATCGACAGCGAGAACCGCACCGAGTACACCGTAAGCATTACGGCATATGACCGATCACGCAAGCTGTCTCAGCCGTTTGACTATTCGACGTTAAAAGACGGAGACAAGACGGATTCAAAGGGAGACCCCATTTATAAGGACATATCCGCCGCTGAAATTTCCAATAAAATTGCTGCACAGTGCGGATTTTTAGGCGCATCGGGAACGACCGAGCTGCTTGTGGGCAATGTCACTGCCAGCACATACAAGGGAGCAAGCTGCAACTCCATGATGGAAGCACTTGCAGGAGCATCCGGCTGTTTTGTGCAAAGCGGAAGTGATAACAGCCTTTGCTATCACAGAATAGGCGTGGAAACTTCTGCCGCAAGCTGCTCTAACCACAGTGCTATTATCGAATATCCCACAAGCAGCTACACGAGGCTTATCGTAACGGGTGACAGCTCAAACGTTTATGATAACGGCAGCGGCGCCCCTGCAAGCATCATCGAGCTGTCAAATACGCTCATAACGCAAGGAATAGCCCAGTCACTGGCTGCAAGGCTGTTTGAAGGCGGTGCGTACACATACAAGCCGCTGAGCTTCAGCGCTGTTTTAGAGGGCAATATTGACCCATACGGAACGGCTATAGTCGGTGATAAATCCTACACGGTCACAAACATATCTATCAACCTTTGCGCTGACGGTGCGGTAGCATCGCTGTCAACTCCGCAGATGCCTGAAAGTTCGTCCGTTTATAATGACCTGCTGACCCGTGCCATAAATCAGCGGATAGCAGCTAATCGTATTTATGGCTGCACGGAGATCACTGACCAGGGGCTGAAATTTGTAAGTGCTATTGAAAATTCCGATGAAAGTTCTAAAACCGAATACGGCTTTGAAATGGCAGGCGAGGGTGTTGCCAGATTTGCGGGGGCGCTTCTCAACGGCATGATGCCCACTGCGGTGAAGATCGCTGAGGACGGCAAAAGTCTCCGAGCGAACTACAACGGCAAGATTTTTGAGTATGCCATTACCGAGGATGCAGACGGCAACATTATTCCCACAATGACAGAGGTGAGCGGCGATGGATGATATGATGTGGCTCCTGCTTGGGCTGATGAATGGGGGCGGCAAGGTCAAGCCGCTGAGCGTCACAGAAAACGGCACATACAATGTTTCCGAGGCGGAAAAGGCTGAGGGGTATGTGGGATTTGCGCCTGTGACGGTTGATGTGCAAGCAGCAGCAAACATACAACCATTGACCGTGGTGGAACCAGGTGTGTATAATGCGTCCGACTATGGCTGTGACGGGTTTGATCCCGTGAACGTATCCGACAAATACAAGAAACTGTATGAGTATGCGACGGGTGGTGGAAGCGATAACACGACGGACGACGGACAGAATGTACCAAACTCATTGGGTTCGGGCGATACCGAAAATACAAACGAATACCTCGACCTGTCATCGGGCGAGTTTGACACCGTTACAAATTCGGGAAATTCGTTACAAATCAGTATATATTTCGATGAAACCCCACACCCAACGCAAGCGAAATACTGGTCGTTAGCCCCTATGTGGAAAACTGTCAATCTATCTAATGGTGCTAATGGTGAAATATCGACGGGACGTGCATTTTCTACAGACATTGGCTGGAATGAAGCAACCACAAAAAAACCGTTTTATAGAATAAAAAGTATTGAGTACGACATTTCAATAACAAAGGTTCACATCGATTTAACGCGATATTGGGAAAGCGGCACAGAACGTGATACATGGTCAAACACGTTAACGTTCGACCACAATTCGTATGGTGTGGGGCAGTTTACAGATAGTTGGTTCATTTCATCATCTCAGTAAATGAGGTGCGACCATGGGCACGGGTACGCAGCGCCAAGCGCAGTATCACTTTGTCCTTCCATTGCGACGGAGCTGTGCAAGACAGAAAAGGCGTTTTATGAGACTTTTAAAACCTGAAAGAGAGTGAATTTTTTATGTCTATCAGTACAAGAGAAGCAACCGTTACGCTTAACGGCGTGACAACCGTAACATTTGACCGCAGATATCCGTATTTTGCGGTAAGAAACGATAGCAGCGCCCCTGTGTACATTTCCACGGTGAATGCGGATTGCACGGCAGGTGCCGACGGCGTTGTTGCGGTGCCAAAAGACGGCAGCGTAGTCATTGCAAATTGCGGTGATATTTTCGGCGACGGCACACTGTACCTCAACGGCAGCGGAGCTGTTACTGTTATGGGACAGTATGATGGTGGCAACCGTTTTAAGGCTGTTCAGAGAGGGGGTGGTGAAATAACGGAGGTAACACCCGAATCGTTGGGATATGCAGTAGGCGCCAAAATGTTTTTTGACGGCATTTATAATTTTGGTCAAAAGCATACTGATAACGGTGCATATTGGATTGATATAGTAAGCAATGCTGTGATGAGGCGTTATTTGGCTGATACGGGAAAATTGCTATTATCTGATAATCACTATGTAAAAGAAACAGGCGTAGACAGCGC